TCTAAATAAACTGTATATGTTTGTTTTGGCAATACTGGCGTCGTACCGCTATCATAAATAGGGAAGCCGATATATCTTGCAATATCGGCCTCCACTCTATTTAGCAAATTGCCAAGTTCGGTATCAGCCGAAGTGCCTGTTATTTCAGGCAAATACGCCTTTAAGGTGCTGACTGATACCAAACTCATAACAACTCTATTTTAGTATGATCTTGCAGGCTCAAAAGCAAACAAAAGCATAGCGTCAACGGCCTCGCCGCTTCCTGCATGTGTTTTAGTCACTTTTATAACTGTGCTGGCGTCATAAATAGTTAATCCAGTATTTTTGTCAGTCAAACTAACATCAACACCGGCAGACAATGCGCCTTCTGCTGAACTTTGAGTGCTCCATTCAAAAGCCTCACTTGATCCATTGCTTGCAAATACTTTAAATATTGAATAATTTGAGGCATGTGCCGATATACCTGCATTATTGATAAGTTTTACGCCTTTTAATTCGTAACGCTCATCAAATGCGAGATATTTAGTTTCATCGGTAGTTGCTCCTGCTTCTATATGCATTGAAACTTGAAATTTCATGATAATCTCCTATTAAGCCATGTTGAATCCGAAAGCGACATTTTTGGTGCTATCCGGATCTAAAGTGTTAAAAGTCAAGCGCTCAGTAGCAACAAGATTGATTGCGCCGGCTGTAATGTCCTTGTCTTGCTCAACGCTTACACCGCGACGAGCAAAAATATTGTAGCTATCACGCGCAACAACAAGCATTCCAGTTTTGTCTCCTGATCCAGTATAAAGACCAGTAGAAGCAAGATCAGCACTCATAAATCTTGACATTACAATAGGCATTCCAGCTACAGCGGCGATTTGACCGGTGATTATTGTAGCGGCAGGCCCAAACACGTCAAGAGTTCTAACTTGTTCAATATTAAGCAGATTATTAACAATGTTTTCAGGGCTGGTAATAAGTACTCTATCAGAAGAGTTCAATTCACCTAGATTTGCCATTAATTCTAGCAATTTTGCAAATGTTGCGGTGCTTGTATCTAAAGTAGCTGATCTGTCATATGCCTGCGCTCTCAATCCAGTCCATGCACGTCTATGATCGGCGCTTCCACCTAGGCCACTAGCTCCCCAGCGTGATCGTATATTCCAGTTAGCAATATCGTCTTGATGAGTTGCGGCAGCATCACCGTTAATAATAGCATCTTCAACCGCAGAAGCAAGATCAGAAACGATTTGACGTTGCAATGTAGGTATTAATGCAATCGCGCTATCTTCGGCAAGTGCATCGTCAATAACAAATCGACAAGCTAGGCCGCTTGTTGAAATAGTTTTTTGTGATGTAGCAGCAGTTGAAGCGGTGTAATTTGCTGGATTGTCGCTGGTGACTTGTCCTTTAATGTAAGGACGACCGCCGCGATCCAGTCTAGGAACAAGCAAAGTTTGTCTATCCATTTGTATTTCAGAAAATAGAGATCGAACAACTCTTGGAGTTTTGTACGCCTCATATAGATCAGCACGGAATTGATCTGGAACCCAATCGCCACCTACACCGGCAGAGTCATACATAGCCTTTTCAACGCTGGCCTTAATTGCTCTTGGCGCTTTGTCTAGATGCTTTTGCAATTTAGCGTCTAACTTTGGAGTGAATGCCTCACGCATAAGCATTCTAGCTAAATTTCTATCAGTATTCATTTTGATCAATTCAGCATGCCATTGTGAGCACGGAGTTGGAGTATCAAGTAATCCTGCATTTTCAATTGGTTGTCTTCCGTTTGGAGTGTCGACATAACCTTGTGATTTTGTCCAGCGAATAGATCCATCTTTTTTAATGAATTCACTTAGTCCTGACTCGTCATTTCCAACTTCAGGAGCAGCGCGATAAACGCTTTCTTCCATCAGTCTCTGCGCACGTTTTAATTCATCGACTTGCTTCTCAAATTGAGATAGTCTGTCAACATTGTTTTTTTGGTGAGTTACGATTTCAGCGAGGATGCCCTTTGCTTCTTCAACCATCTCGCGATCTCTTTTTTCAGTCGTCATGATTTCTCCTTATGACTTAAGAATTAGAGCAAGCAATTCTCGCTCATCGTTTGTTAGAAAACCTTTTTCTTCTTCTTCTTCGTCTTCAAGTTCAGCCTCTTCTTTTTTGGCCTCTTCTTCTTCATCCTCTTCAGCGCCATATGCCTCTTCCTGAATCTCTTCTTCGGCTTCTTCTTGCATTTCCTCTTCTTCTTCTTGCATTTCCTCTTCTTCTTCTTGCATTTCACCTGCAAAGACAATTCGATATTTCCCGTCTTCCATTTGCTCAACTTCGAGGATGTGCTTAAGTTCTTGAGCTATTAGATCACGCACTGACAAGCGATCGATTTGTGCGATGTTTTTGGCGCTAAGTGTTGTTGCTTCGCTGTTAGCTGGGATCGTAACGATCGACACTTCGAGCAACTCAGATTTATTAAAATAGTTTCCGCCTCTTTCTGTGTAGGCTGGATGATCTTTTGGCAATCGTGCTCTTTCAACAGATTCAATTGGATTGAAACCAACACTGACAGCATTCAAAAATCCATTGCGCGCTTTACGCTCAACGCGTTGTGCCAATTCATCATCTTTGTCGAACTCAACATCGATCATGAGTTGTCCGTTTTTAACTGCAACGGCGCCTTTTCCGATTGGAAGTGAGTTTGCGTTATGATTCAATAATACGACTGGATTACGCTCATATGCGGCTATATTCCATCCATCTTGATTGATAACGTCACCATATCGATCGACTGTGTCGGTGCTAGCTACAAAAGAAATCTTATTCTTTTTTGGTCGTCCCTGTGCTCTTTTCACGACAAGATTTTTTCTAAGCATAATTACTCCTTATTGCCAATATAATATATATTTTGGTATGTCAACGTTTTATTTTCTCTCACGATATAATCTATAACATTCCTCTTCGCCGTCAATGCTCATTCTGCAGTCGTCTCGGATAATCTTAGTATTCGCTATATTGGCGATCTGCTCGCACTGTGTGCCGCTTGTTTGGGCGTCTATTCCGCGCGTCATCATTAGACAAAACATCTCGCGACATAGCAGGTCGCCTTTTTCCTCAATGAATACACTTGAGCACGGTTCTTTGAGCAAATCTATGTCAGTGAGTTGCAATATGATTTCCTGTTGTGCTTCGCTTGTCACGTCAACAATAGGGTCGGGATCATCATCTTTTGTTACACGATGTATAATAGCAGCGCCGGAAAGCCCGCCAATAACTAAAGAAGCAAGCGAAATTATTATATAAGTTGATAGCATTTCTGGGACCCTCATAAAAAAAATATAACATATTTTAAAAATAATGCTTGACATTATATCTATGCGCATAGTATAATAATAGAGTAAACAACAACAACGGAGAATAAAATGCTTAATAAAGAAGAGTTTAAAAAGTTGCGATTACAATATGCATACAGCCAAAAAGATTTCGGCTATCTCTTAAATAGGTCTCAAAAGACGATTTCACAATGGGAGGCTGGAAAGCAGCCCCGATTGCTAGAATTAAAGCAGCTAGCTATTAAACTAGCTCAAAAATATAATGTAGAGGTTGCATGCAAAGTAACTTCGATCGATCGTGATGAAGTTGCAAGATTAAGCGGAATATCTTTACCAAAACCAACAAAAGAAGACGAAATAATTGTAGTCACGTTTAAGAGCGGCCAAAAAATGGCAATGTTTAAAGATGCCGATGCTCTTGAAACGATAATAGATGATTTTGATTATATAGAAGAGATAGAAAGGATCGCACTAGGAAAAAGATTTGTCGATTTTGGTTGCAATCGTGCAGTTACTCTTATAAGGTGATATCGCTCACTCACATTCTTAGCCTCCGTTTTTAACGGGGGCTTTTTCTTTGTATCGACATGATCTTTGGAATTGGGTATTATACTAATATCGAGGTGATCATGTCTACTGCAATAACAAAAAGAGAATCAATCTTTACTACTATAATTCGTGCATTTCAAAAACTAATCTCTAACCCTGAAGAGCCAGAGCACGGCGCCAGCTATGCGGCTCCATATGGAGTTCGGCAACAGTTCAGCGCAGAGGATTCAATGAGTGCTTATGCTGGACATGCTTACACTCATGCATGTGCAACAAGAGCAAGCCAAGACCTCGCCGCTTTGCCTTTGATTGTAATCAATGGTCGCGGATCAAATGCAGAGCGTATCGAAGAGCACGCTTTTTATGATTTAATGGATCAGCCAAATAGCCAGACAGACGGGTTTTTATTTCGTGAGCAACTTATGATTGATCTTATGCTCAGTGGTAATTGCTACATCTTGATTGTAGGGCCTCTAAACAATCCATCTTCTCTCTTTAGATTACATCCTGATAGCGTTGAGGTAGTTACAAATCAAAAGGCCGGATTAGAGGGATATAAATATACTGACGGCGGCGTATCGGTGCAATATCCAATTGAAAGAATACTACACACACGAAATGCATCGTGGGCAACTGGTGCCAGCGGCGAGCTATATGGAACAGGCGCAATCGAAAGTCTAGCTAGAGAGATCAACGCTGATATAAACGCGCAAAAACTAGCCAGTGACACCAGCGCACAAGGACGGCCTGACATTCTTCTAAGCCCAAAGGATGATGCAGATATATGGGGAAGAGAGCGAAGACGTGAAATCCTTGATAGCTACAGAAACATGAGCAGTCGCGGCGGTGCAATGGTCTTGTCTGGTCAAGTAGATGTGAAGCCTTTAAACCTATCACCGAGGGAAATGGAATTTCAAGCATCAAGGGAAATGGCTAGAGAGAATATATCCGCTGTTATGGGTGTTCCTTCTACCGTGCTTGGCTTGCCTGATGCAAACTACGCCACGGCCCGACAGGCAACTTTGACATATTGGCAAGTTCAAAGTAAGCGCGGCCGCAAGATGGAATTGCTATTCACTCGCATCGCGAAAATGTTTGATGATCGATTCAGAGTTAGACTTGATTATTCCGAAGTCGAAGCGCTCCAAGATCTAAAGACTGCTAAACTTGCACGGGTAGAAAAACATATTCTCATTGGCGGCATGGACCCTTCGGACGCATATGCTTATGAAGGCCTTGATGACGCGCCTTTGGGCGATGTTAGACAAATAGAAGAGACTGAAGATGAAGAGCGCAATATTGAATCTGTGCATCGGTTATTTGAAATTATAGAAACAGAAGAAGTAAAAAAAAAACTAGAAACTAGAGGATCTGTTGGTGATGTATATCCAACAAACTTTCCTAATGATGGAGATGATAAAAAAGTTGCGCTGCGTAATAGTGATTATGATCGATTTCCTTGGAAAGAGGCTCTTGATTTAAAAGAGAATTATCCGCAAATATGGAACAAAGGCGGAAATATATTAGGCAACACACAATTTAACAGATTGTATCCAATAGCAAAAAGATCAACAAGCATTGCACAAACTGAAACAGAAGAAAAGGCAATAAGACTTCGTGAGGCTTGGGCAGCAAGACATGAAGGTGATTTTCGTTTGGCTGGTGTTGTTGCACAAATAAAATGGCTTGTCGTAGGTGATCGCGGAATAGCGCACATGCGCAGCGTTATATCAGAAGCAAAATCAAAACTAAAAAGTAAAAGTTTTGCCGCCAAAAACGAAGAAGAGCAATTGAATCACTGGCGAAATTGGATGCAAAAAACAATTGATCCTACAGAGAAGCAATTTGAAAGAATAGCTATGCGTTATTTGACCGGCGCAAAGGGGCGTTATTTGGCTCGATTACCTAACATTATGAGAGAGGCTAAATCAACAGGCGCACAAGAAACAAGGGCGATCGACTGGGTTTCATTGCTTGCAAGGGCTACTGAGATCAAGATCATCAAGGACACAATTGGCCGGTTTTGGAATGATACTTGGATTTTAACTGGCAATGAAGAAATCGATAATTTGTATAATCTTCTCGACTATGATCGGCCGGCTGATTTTCTTTTTGGTGATCGGAGTATAGCTGATAGATCGATCAATGCACTAGCACAAGAAATTCAATATACAACTGAAAAGAAGATTAAAAAGATTGTTGAGTTTGGAATAGAACAGGGCGCAAGTAATGCAGAGATAGCCGATCAACTTGAAAGATCGGCCGGTTTTAGGCCTTCAAGAGCGCGCCTAATTGCACAAACTGAAACAACAAGCGCCGTTAATAGGGCAACAAATCAGGCTTATGTAAGATTTCAAGAAGAAGAGCCAGATATACAAATTCTTAAACAATGGATCGCGAGCGGCGATGCAAATGTTCGTGAATTGCACAGAATATTGGGTGCGGATGCTACAAAAGGAATCATACCAGCGGATAAAGATTTCAGCATATCGGGCTATGTAGGGCCTGCACCGGCGGCGTTTGATGCTCCTGAGATGGATATAAATTGCCGATGTACTCTAGCGCCAATCGTGCGTAGAAAAGACGAATAAATAAGCATTTAAAAGATTAAAATTGCGCCGCGCGCCTTGATAAATAGCTGTAAAATAAAATTATTTGATCTTTTATTATTGTCTATACTATGCGTATTATCGATAACATAGACGATTATATAAATATTGTATTAAAATAATACTTGCTTACTATGCGTATAGTGTTAATATTAAGTGTAAGGAA